GCCTGTTGAAACGGGACCGGGTACAGGCGCGCATAGCCGAGCTGCGGGCCGAAGCAGCCCAAGAGGTACGGGACCGGCTCCGCTCGTGGTGGGAGCTCGCCCCGGACGCTCAACGGACGTTGGAGCTCGCGGCGGCAGGTCAGCTCCCGGCCGGGTGGAGCGACGAGCGTATTCGATCAGCGGTCAAGAGTGCCCAATACATAGTGGATAGGTGCGAGGGTCGCCCCGAGCTCCGGGGTAGCGTCACACATACCGGGGGCTTCGCTGTACTCGTGGCGGGTCCGGCCGAGCTCCGTGGTCCTGTGGTGTCCGTTGGTGACGGTGGCAACGGGCCCGGGGAGGTGCCGGCCGCACCTGGCCCCGTTCGGGCACTACCTCCGGGGAGCTCGTGACCCGGCCAGGAGCTCGAGTGGCACGAGCTCAACCGGCGCACCTGGGCAGGACCGGCCGAGCTCGACAGCCCCGGACCTCTGCGGCCGGGAGCGACGACGGCCGGAGCGACGGCACGAGGCGACGGGGCGACATAGATAGGGAGGGCTCGAGGCGATCCCCGACCGTGCGCGGCGGGGGGCCCCTACTATGGGACCCACGAGCGATTTTTTCTCATTCACATGTGGCCGTTCACCATTTCAAGGAGCGTGAGAGTGAGTGACACGAGCGGGCCCCCGTGGTTAGCGGAGCGAGCGACTCACATGCCGTTGACGGGCCCCGAGGTAGACGTAGTGCGGTTGGAGCGGCGGGTGGAGGAGTTGGAGCGGTTGGTGGCGAACCAAATGCAGAGGGGGGTCGAGTTTCCCCCGCCATTCAACGAGGAGAGCGAGGTTCTCAAGGCATTTGAGTCGAGCCAGCCGTGCTGTGCGAAGCGGAAGGCGTTGGAGGCCATGTACGCGGCCTACGGGCCGGAGCCGTTCCAGGTGGTCGTAGCGGATCTGGAGCGTCACTGGCACCTACGGGGGCATGAGGAAACGGTGCGGCGGGCTACGGGAAACGCGAAGGAAACGCGAAAGTAGTTGACCGGGAGGGAGTTATGCAGAGGGTAGGTGACATCTTGGCGGCGATGGGGAACGGGAACGGGCAGGTCAAGCCGGGGCCTGGGCCGGTGGATTGGAAGCTCCCGGTAAAGTTTGCGGACGAGTGCGAGGCGTGCCCGGACTGTGGGGAACCGTGGTGTGCGGAGTGCGGGTGCCACTATGCGGAATGTCGGCATCCGGGACCCATGAGCGAACGGGAGGACGAATGAGCTCGTATCCAGACCGGCCGTTGATCGGGCCGCAGATACCGGAAATGGAGCGGTTGAGTCGCCAACTCATGAAGCCGGGTCGTCCATTCCGGCCGGAGCGTCGTTCGGTGGCCGCAGAAAGCGCGGCGCGAGCTCGTTGGGAGGTCGAGGGCCCCGTTCCAAAGGGCCTCGCTCCCGTTCGGAGCGGGAAGATGATCGACGAGGGCGCGATTCTCGAGGCCGTCGGACCCTATGCCCGCCACTTTCAGGTGCCCGAGGACGTTGCCTACGAGGTAGCGAACATGGCGGCGCGGGAGGACATCCCGCTCGACATCGCTTTTCGTCTGGTTGAACGGGAATCCTCGTTCAATCCGAACGCTCGTGTGCGTCGAACGGGCGCGAGCGGGTACACGCAGATGACGCCGATCGCCCTGGAGGAGCTCAAGCGGGTCGGCAAGGCCCCCGCCGAGCTCACCTATCCCGAGCTCGTGCGGGACCCACGCCTCAACCTCGAGATGGGGTTCCGCTACCTGCGGCTCGCACTCGACCGCTACAACGGTGATTGGTCGAAGGCACTGGATCACTACAGCGGCGGGGCCGACGAATACTACGAGAAGGTCACGGGAACCCCGAAGTAATGGAGGACGAGTGAGCAAGCATTACGCTCTCATCAAGAGCGACGAGGAGTTGGCGGATTGCGTTCGGATCGGCGCGATCGAAAAGGGCTTGATCCCGCCTGACCTCGATGTGGCGTTCGAGTACGCACCGGATTGGCTGAACGAGGGACACGCTCTCACCTGGGAAGAAGCGAGTCCACCGAACCGGAAAGCGACGAGTGGCTGACCTCGAGCCGGTCGTCGTTCTCCAGAAGCCGGACGGTAGCCACAGACAGGTGATCTACGGGCTCCAGCCGAAGCAGATGGAGGCGTTCAACCACACACCGCTCGCCAAGCTCCCGGATGAGCCCTACGCCCGTCATATCGGGTACGGTGGCGCGGCCGGGGGCGGGAAGTCACACCTCGCCAGGGCCGTCGGCGTAGCGGCATGTATGCGCTGGCCCGGTTGTACGGGGATCATCTTCCGCTCGACGAAAGCCGAGGTGAAGGCCAACCATCTCGTGAAGTTCAAGTTTGAGGTGCCCGACAAGTGGCCCGACCGTAAGACCGGCGACACGGTGTTCTCCTACAACGGGGAGGACATGTGCGCCGAGTTCTTCAACCAATCCCGGCTCTACTTCGGATTCCTCAAGGACCAGGACGACCTCAAGCGATACCAGGGCATCGAGTTCGACTTCATGATCTTTGAGGAGGCAACCCACTATACCTGGGACCTCGTGCGGTGGCTTACCGGGAACCGGCTCCGGGCGACCGTACCCGGAGCTCGCCCGTTCGTCCTGTACCCATCGAATCCCGGTAATGTTGGACATCACTGGTACAAACGGCTGTTCATCACGAAACGCTACTACTCCAAGTACCGGGAAAGCCCGGAGATGTACGCCTTCGTACAGGCAAAGGTGCCCGACAACCTCATACTCATGGAGCGGGACCCAGGGTATGTGGACGAGCTCTCGACTCTGCCGGAACCGTTCCGCTCCTGGCTCCGTGACGGCGATTGGAACGCGGGCCTGGGCCTCGCACTGACCATGTGCGACCCCGACAAGCACCTCGTTCCATCGTTCGACGTACCGGAGCACTGGCGCATCTACGGGAGCTTCGATTGGGGCTACGCGCACCCCTACTCCTGGGGGATCTACGCCGTGAACGAGGACGGCCGACACTTCAAGCTCGACACGATCAGCTATCGGCACCAACGGCCTCCGGAGATCGCGCAGATGGTCAAGGCCAGGTGCGATGCGATGGGGATTGATTGGCGCAGGATGCGCCATGTCTACGCCGGTCACGATTGCTGGCACGACCACAGGGCCCGCCAGGAGAACGTGCCGACACTCGCGGAGGAGTTCCTGCGGGAAGGGTTCGTATTCGTCCAGGCGAACATCAGTCGGATCGCGGGCCTCAACAACCTGCGCCGGTTCCTCGATTGGGATAACGACGACGACGCTCCCTGGCTCGTGTTCATGGATACCGAGGGCAACCGACGATGCTTTGAGCAACTCGAGAGTATGCCCTCCGATCCCGACAACCCCGAGGACGCTCTCAAGCAGGACGCCGACGAGTTCGGGAACGGTGGCGACGACATGTACGACGAAACCCGCTACGCTGTCGCCTCCAGGGCCGTGCCGAGCGGCAACCGGACCCTCGAGCGCGATACCGGCGCGTGGTCACAGGAAGCCCTCGAGGTTGAGTACGAGAACAGCCGGAAATCGAAGCTCCCCAAAGCGTTCACCCGCGAGGTAGTACACCCCGAGTTCGGAGCACAGGTATGAACCGCGCACAACGTCGGAAGCTACAGAAAGCGGGCGAGCTCCTGCCCGACGAGGCCCTGTCCGACTTCCTCAAACACCCGGAGCGGCTCGTGAAGCGATACGAGCTCCTGGGAGTCGTGGACAAGCTCATCCGTCTGCACGATCTCAAACAGAAACGGAACCGTTGGCACAATCGACTACGGAGGTGGCTGTATGGAAGTGGGGGCCCTGCATCTGACGATCGCTCTGCTGTTCGGCGGGGTGGGGTACTACCTGGGGCTGATGAAGGGCAAGACGCAGACAGCGACCGATCTACTTGAGACATATCGTCACCTCGTTGACTACGGACGGCCCACAAAGCCCGTGGCCGTGGTCAAGGAACAGGCCGGTACAGTGGATGAGCTCGCCAGCGTTCGCATAGGGGAGACAGCGGTGAACAACCTGGCCGAATACCTGGCCCGCGAGAGCGGCGCGAGCATGGATCGAGCCCGCCAGGAAGCGGAGAAAATGGTCGCTCATTTTGAGACATGGGGACAGGCTCCGACCCAATAATCGCGCATGTTGATCGAAGTAAGGGACTTGCGACTACGTTCGGAGGCTTGTAGGGAACGGATAGTGCCTTATCCACATCCTCATCCACATTGACACGGGGGCACCATGAGCGACTCGGGTAGGACCTGGCTGAACATCCTACTTACGACCACGAATGGATCTATTCTCCATACTCTCTACAAGCCGGACAATACCACGGCCATCGGTCCCATCTCGGCTATCTACATCGGCCACCTCACGGACGTAAGCATCCACATCTACAACACGAGCTCGGACACGATCAAGCTGTGGGGTACGAACGAATCGTCCCCGTCCGCGATCACCAATGCGATCCAACTCGGCACGGACATCACGGCCGATGGGATCGTCGTGGTCGAGGACGGCCCGATGTACCTGTTCATCGAGTTCGATACGGACGGTGGCGGCGACCCCTGGGCCATCGTGACGGGTAGGCAGTTGACATGACGCTCGCATCCGCACCCCGCGTGGACGTACCGCTCGTCACGACGGAGAGCGGGCTACTCGTCCCTGCGGGCCTTGTGGACCGGGACGCGGTGGGCGGCGGCGGCGGCGGGCTTTCCTATCTGTCCGCTTTTACCGCGCTCGGGTTCAACGGCGAGGTCGATCACCCCGCCGACTACACATTGGGCGACGAGCTCCTCATCTTCGGCGGCGGGCGATCCGGCCCGACGTACACGCTCATCGACTACACCTGGGCCGCATGGGGTGGTGGGACCTCCGGTGGAAATGCTTTCTGCTACTACAGCTACCGCACCTCTGCCGAGGTGATCGCATCCGAAACGATGAACTTCAGCTTCGGGCGTACAGCCGGTTGGTGTCTGATTGCTGTTTCGGGCGGCGTGTTTCATCTCGGCGGCGGCGCATCCGGTTACTCCACCACGCCACAATCGCCCGACATCACGACCACGGCAGACGGGTGCCGGATCTTCCGAGCGACGGGGGTGCGCGACACAAGCGGCACCGTCACGCCCGGCTCCGGCACAGTGGTCGCCAATGAGGAGTTTTCCGAGGGTCGCCTGTGCGTGGTCGATGAGGGCATCCAGGGAGCGGCAGGGGCAACCGGCACCTACGACTTTTCCACGAGCGTCGAATACTCGTGGTACGCCGTCACCGTAGCGGTGGAACCGAGCTGATATGGCGAAAGACATCATCACCATCAAGGAGATGCCACCGTTCCGAGCCAACCCGTTTGGCGACGGACAGCGGGACCCCCTTGACGGCAAACGCCGTGCGTTCCTGGACAACCTGTGGGGATCGCAAACCTGGGCCCTCCAGTACAGGGACCGCCAGGTGGAAGAAAACATCCGCATGTTGGCGGGCCAACAGTGGATGATCTTCTCTGACCTACTCCAGAAGTGGGTCGATGTGGCGCGTTTTCTCACCCAGGACGAGCGACGGTGGAGACAGCGGCCGGTCATCAACCGGCTCCTCTACTGGTACATGCTCACCCACGCCCGCATGACCGAGAACCCGCCCGTCGTGACGTTCCAGCCATCGACCGGCGATCGGTTCGACGCGCAACTCGCGGAGGTCATGGACACGGTATTCAAGAGTCTGTGGACCGAGATCGGCATGGAGGAGATCGTGGACCTCCTCATGTCGAACCTCATACCGGGCGGCGCGGCCTATCTGCGGAGCACCATCGACCCCGATGCGGGCCCGCTACGCGAATACAGGGGCTCGTTCTCCTACGACGGGCAAAACTACGACAACGTGCCGTTCAGCGAGGACGGCGAGCCCCTGGCAACCTTTGACGGTGGGGAAATGAACCCCACCGGGGACCCCTACAGATACAATGAGGGGCAGATCCAGGTCACGGTTCACAATCCGCTGGAAGTGCGTAGTGAGTGGAACAACAAGCCATTCCACCTCAAAAGGTGGCACATGCTTCGGACCTACCTCACCGTCGAGCAAGTCTATGATAGGTGGGGTATTGAGGTGGTCCCGGACACATCGGGAGAGGAAGCTGATGGGGCCGGTGAGCTACAGCGCATCATGTTCGGCGCTGGCTACTTCGGAGCCGCAGGTAATAAGCCGGGTGTGGGTGGCTATGACCACGGTTATTCACGAGAGCTCGTAAGGATCGACGAGTTCTGGCACGCTCCGTCCCGGCTCCTCGATGGCGCGATGATGGCGGGACCCGACAAACCGGGCGGGCGGCTCCTGGTCGCGTCGAAGGAGCACATCCTCTACGACGGCCCCCGCCCGGTCCACTTCAAGGCGACGAGCCCGATCCACAGGTTCGACTTCATCAACCTGCCAGGGCGACCACACGGCACCTCTCCCCAGGAGATGCTCAACCCGATCCAGCGCACCTACAACCGTGGGGTCGCGCAGATTCTCGAGCACCGGAACCTCGTGACCAACCCCGCGATGGTCATTGACGAACAGTCCGGCCTCGAGGAAGAACAGATGACGAACAAGCCGGGGCTCATCCTCAAGGTGAACCGTCGCCCAGGCGTCCCGGCAATCGAATACGCCGAGCCTCCCGCCCTGCCTACCGACGTATGGAAGATCCAGGAGATGCTACAGGACGAAATGGACTTCCTGGGCAACCTGGAGGGCTCGGAAGGAACACCTCCCACCCGCGATGCGAGTGGCGAGCTCGTAAAGGAGCTCCGGTTCAACACTGACCGATTCCTGGGGCCGACTCTCCGGCGAGCCGCTATCACGATGGGGCGTGTGGTCGAGGATTGGATACAGCTACTCCCCGCGATATGGGATGAGGAGAAGATCATCTCCTACGCGGGCGAGGACAGCGTGACCCGTACCGTCACCGTACTGCCGGAGATGTTTGAGCGCGGCCATGTGAACGTGTCCGTGGACATCGAGTCGATGCTCCCCGAGGGCCGTGGCGAACGACAGAACCGGATCTATCGCATGTACGCGGACGGGCTCCTGGGGATGCCAGGGACACCCGAATCCCGGAAAGCGTACTTCGACCTTTCCCGTTTCCCGCACATGGCGCGGGCGACTCGGCCGGGTGGCGTTCACAGGAGCACCGCAGAGCAGGAAAACGCAAAGCTCGTGCAGGGCGCATCGTCTGACGAGATCCCGATTCTCGCTTGGTACGACAACATGGTACACATCTGGATTCACGAGGAGTTCATGGCCTCGCCGGAGTACCTGCGCCTACCTATCGAGGTGCAACAGGAGTTCCACAAGCACTGGATGAAGCACAAGCTCGTGGAGCAGATGCAAATGATGCAGATGGCGGCGATGCAGGGTGGAGGCGGGCCCCCAGGCCCGAACGGTGGACCGCCAGAGGAGAACGGTGGGGGTCCGCAGGGACCCACAGAGGAGGGGGCTCAAAGCCCCATAGGTCCAGGGTCGCGTGAGCTACCACAGGGTCCCCCGCAAGGGGACAACCTCCCGCGATTCGCAAGGTAAGGAGCGTCCCAATGGCAGACGGACAGGAAACGGAAATCGTGAGACTTGAACCAGGGAGCTTGCAGGATGTCCTTGATTCGCTGAACCCCAACCTCGGCGTGGAGCCGGTGAGCGAAGCGGAAGGAGAACCCGACGCCCCGGAGATGCCGGAAGCGGAGCGAGAGGCTCCCGTCGAGGAAGGGGAGGAAGTAGAGCAGGAAGATGGCAAGGAAGTGCAGGACGAGCTCGAGGCGGCAGAGGAAGATGAAGGCGAAGGTGACGAGGAGGACCTCGAGAAAGAACCCGAGCCGGAAAGCGAGGGCGTCCAGGTCACGATAGGCGAGCTCGAGATCGAGCTCGACACCGAGGAGGCCGCCGAAGCGATCCGCGAGCTTCAGCGACAGGCCGACACGGGCATTGAGCTTTTGGGCTTACGCGATCAGATGGAGCAACGGGCCCGTGCCCTCAAGATGGACGCGGACCAACTCGCCATCATGGAGGACGAGCTCCGCGCCGACCCGGTGGGCTACCTGGCCGAGAAGATCGGCCCTGGGCTCCGGGCCGCAGTAGCGGAGGATCTACTCCTCGACGACGAGGTGTGGAACGCGCTCCGCGAAAAGCTCGTGGATTGGGACGACGACACGCGAGCTCGCCAGGTCGCGGCCGAGCGTAGGCGGGCCGACCGAGCGGAGTTCAAGAATCAGATCGAGGCGCGGAAGCAACAGGCCCGCGTAGGACGCGAGAACGCCTGGGAGCTCCGCGACAAGATCCGTGAGATGGGGCAACACCTACCCGACAGGGCTCGGATGGTGTGGGAGAGGGCCGCGCTTGGGCGGCTATCGGACCACGTTCGCCAGGCCGAGCAGAAGGGGAAGCCGATAAACAGTATCGACCCGAAGGACCTCAATCGCGTTCTGGCCGACGAGATCGAGGCGTTCGGGGTCAACGCCGGGGACGCCCCGGCAGAACCGAGCGGGCAGAAAAAGCCCGCCACTGACGCTGGCGAGAAGTTTCGGGCCAAGACTCGCAAGCGAAAGAAGGTCACTTCGACGGCACCAGCGGGTGCCGGGGCAGGTCCGGCGCGAAGGGAGCAGTACAAGGACATGAGCCTGGGGGATGCCCTGGACTCACTCTCGCGGCAGACAGGCCGGTAGGCGACAACAACCCACAGGAGAAAGAGATGAAGAAGCTCTTTGGAATCCTGCTGGCACTCGGGGCCGTGCTCGTAACGCACAGCCTCGCGGCTCTGCTGGCGGGACCAGGCATCGCGGTGGCGATGGCCTCCGTCGGCACCACAGCGGGTGTCGATTACAACGTCAACGAAGCCATGAAGATCATCTTCGAGGAGCCGTTGACCAACTCGATCGTCGAGGACTCCGAGCTACTGGACTGCTTTGAGCAGGACATGAATGTGGCGGTGAGCGAAACGACAGGTGGGCGATACATCGAGCTCGCGCACTACTTCTCGCTCCCGGCCGGTGTCGGAGCTCGTAAACTGGAAGGCGACTACATCCCTGTGCCGAATGGCCCGGTCATCAAGAACAGCCAAATCTGGCTCAAGAAGATCGAGGGCGTGGTACAGATGACGGGCGATGTCATGCGGCGCGTGAAGCGTGGCGAAGGCGCGTTCGTTACCTGGGCGCAGAGGCACCTTCCCGACCTCAAGACTCGTGTAGACCACGAGATCGACCGTATGCTCTTGGGCTACGGAGCCGGTGTCCGAGCTCGCGTCAACGACGCGGACCCGGATGCGGGCGCGAAGCTCTACATCGACATCGACTCCTGCATGGGTGTGGCCGGGCTGGAGGATTCCTGGCTTCAGTTCATGGAGGGCGAATCCATCGTATTCGCGGCGGCGGCTGACGGGACGACTCCTCGGACCACGACAGGGGCCCGCATCGTGGAGGACGTTGACCCCGACACGGGACGCCTCACGCTGGACAGTGCGGTGGGCACCGATGTTGCCGACGACGACTTCATCTTCGGCGGTGACGCGGCCGGAGCCTCGTACCAGGCTTCCGGCGT